TTATTTCATTTTCCCATTTTCATCAAACGTGTATTGCTTACCGTCAATCGTCTGCGTGCCGGTTTGCATCGCACCATTGGCACCCATGTGATACCAGACCGGACGTGAGACCCAGCCGGTTGCCATCGAGCCATCGCTGTTCAACAAGTACCACTGATTCTGATACTGCAGCCAGCCAGTAACCATATGACCGTCGGTTGGGTCAAGATAGTACCACTTGCCATCAACGGCTTGCCAATTACTCAACAAATGACCTTGATCATCAAACAGATACCACTTATCACTAACTTGGTACCAGCCGGTTGCCATGACTCCATGACTGTCCAAGAAATACCAGTTGCCGTTGATCAACTGCCACCACGACTGCATGGCACCGTTAGACGGGTCGCAATAGTACCAACCGCCGTCAAGATTCAACCAACCGGCCTGTAACTGTCCCTGGTCATTCAGGTAGTACCAGTGATCATTAACGAGTTGCCAGCCTGTCAACATCTGACCCTGATGACCATCGATGTTGCTGTCCAATAAATACCAGGCACCGTTGACCATCTGCCAACCAATCTGCATCCAGCCATTACCATCAAAGTAGAACCATTGACCGTCAATCTGTGACCAACCCGTAGGATAGGAACCGTCAGCGTTTTGATACCACCAGCCTTGTGATCCATCAACCCACTTACCTGCTGTCTGTGTCTGACCAGAAGTAAGTAGGCCGCTAAAGTCATACGAAGCGTCAACTGGCATGCCATCGAAGTTATCCGTATATTGCCACGCTTCGGCATCATCAACGCCGGGTTGCGATGTGCCATAAGAAGCGGGCCAGATGTGCTTAGCAGTCAGCTGGCTCTTCACTAAACGGCCTTCTTTAAACCACGAAGCGGGACCATACGTCCAGTTGATGTCAGCTCCATAACCAGCGTCGATCATCTGTTGCGTGAACAGATTAACCGCAATCATTGGATTCCAAACCAGTGACGGATCTTCAACGTCATTCAAGATATTGATAGGATCACCACTAATTCCCATAGATTTGATGTTGGCAATCAACCACTGTGCTTCATTTGGTTGGCCGGTAAAGTAATGGTAGACGTGCACTTGTAGACCAGCTGCTTGAGCATTGTTATATTGGTTAACGAACTTAGGATTAACGTACCAGCTGCCTTGCGTCAATTTGATGATTACGGCTTTAGAACCTTTGGCGGCCAGTGCTTGAAAGAACGCTAAATCGTCGCGTTGAAAAACAGCTACATCATTGAACAGATTGGCCATTAGTTGTCGCCCCACTTTCAGGTGCATTCGAAGTTAATGGACTAGCTGTCGATGATGGTGCAGTCGCTCCCATTGTCGGATTCAGACCAGTTGGCGCACTAGTCGCAACACTATCAGCGCTTTGAGCAGCTGACAATTGTGCAGCTGCAGAAGCTGATTGCCGTTCGTAGGCTGACTGGGCATTGGCAAGTGCCGGCGCATTTGTTTGTGCAAAGCCTTGAAATGACCGTTCAACCGTGTCAGCAATTCTTTGTGTATCAACGTTGATACCCTTAGCCAGTAATGCAGAGTTAACTCGCTTAACAGCTTCGGCTTTCTTGTCAGCACCAGTAGCAGCCAGATTGACTGATAGGCCACGTACAGCGGTGTCTGCTAGAGTAATCAACAACTCCTCAACTTGTTTGGCCTTAGAAGCATTTTGCGTCGCAATCCACTGATGGACTGCTGGTGACAGCAAGCCAAAATAAAACCATGAAAAAAGCCCAGTGACTACACCGAGCGTCAATAAATCATTCCAAAAATTACTGTTCATTATTATTTCTCTCCTTTAGGTATGCAATGCCAACAGAGGCGTCACCACCAATGCGTTTGACCTCGTCGACCATTTCACGAATGACGGCAGTAGCCTTGACCAAGTTTTCATTTGATTGTTTCGTTTGAGCAGTCGCATCACTAAGTCTTTCAGTTGCTTCAGTCAGTTTTGCATTTATGGCAAGGTTCTGTTCAATCGCCTTACTTAATTGTTCTGCCATGTCTGGGTATGATTCGATGTTGGCCACTTTAACGTTGCTCTTGTTCACTAGCCATTGAGCACCAATCGTTGCAATTGCGGTTACAACAGCAGTAATCAGCGCAATAGTAATTTCATTCACGCTTATCACCGCCGTTTACCAATTTAATTTCATTTTCTAACATCTTGCCATGAAACGTTGGCTTGATGTAATTCACAAATATTCTGATGCAGACAATGACGCTGATACCAGTCATCCAACCTAACATACCCGTGTGAAGGTCATGCCAAACGAAGGCCACAGCAAACAGTGTCCACACAAATTGAAGACTACCGACCATAATTTGGCGAGCGTAGAATCTGTGCAAATCCCAGATACCGACAATCAGTGCGAAAATTCCAATTGCCGTTAGAATCATCGGTACCCACGGATCATCTAGGTGGCCGAACATGCTGTCAATCCACAGATGATCATGTGCTGCAAAAGAGTTTTGAAAGTATTCTAGGTACCAGGCCATCCACAGGGTTTCGGCGCCTTGTTCAATCCAAAAATGATTCTTGAAAAATCTGACTGGCATAGCCTCACCCCTTTCACTCAGCTAATTGCCTTGAATAATCTCAGTACGTTCAGCATCGGTAATCCAACTAATGGAAACTGCTGTCTTTAACATGGTATCGTTCCAAACATCCGGCGTTGTTTCACGCCACGATTTAACAATCTCAAACATTGCACTATGCATTTGTCTTTTCCTCCTTTTTGCCTGCCAGGGCTGTTGCTAATTGAGCGCCCAACTGAGCGTTGACCTGTGTTAAATTCGTTACTTTAGATGTGAGTACCGCAACTTGACCGCCAAGAACAGCTGTCGCATCTGGTTCAGGTATGGCCGGCTCAACGTAATCAGGCTGTTGCTTCTGCCAGGCAAGGTGTTCCTCTAGCGTTGCTCCGGTAACGTGGCCATTAGCTACCATTACTGGCTCATATGGTGAATTAGTTGGCGTTTCAAGTGTCTCGTACGCTTGACAAATATAATCTTGCGGAACAAGTTTCGAACGTAAGTGACCATGATTATCCGCGTAATACATCGGTACTTGAGAAATCTTTTGAGTTTGTTCGTTATCCATATTAGACCTCCTTAGTTGACGTAAAGCATGGTGCCATTAACACCGATGTTCTTGCCGCCACTTGCCTTAATGACCAACTGTGAGGACGTATTAATGCTAGCCCCAAGCAAAGCCGTTGAACCGTTGGCAACACCCCAGATTGGAACATTAAAGTAGCTGTTATCAGTCACATCACCGACCCAATCAAGTGGCATGGCGACAACGGGAATGTCCCCATTCGAGCCATCTGGCAACCAGCAGGCGAGCGAGATGAAAATTAGATGCACGCCCATAAAGGTAACTTTGCGCATCCAAAAGCCTTGTGTGCCTTTCCATGCGTAAGCACCATTCAACCAAGCTGTCGCGTCATGCGTCCAACCGGTGTCACTGAACGTCTTGTAAAAGTTGATGAGCTGCTGCATGTCAAACCCATTGATGTGGATAGTCCCAGCAGCATCTAGAATTTTTGCAGTCAGCAGGCCTGTAAATTGATTATGACCTGTCCACGTTTGGTCGCGAGACAGAACACCAACAGTATTGTCAGCAATCTTTTTAACGAGGTCTTTTACGTCAGCGTCTGTAATATCGGCTGATTGCTTAGTAGTTGCGAGTGCCGTCAACAGTGGACCAATTCGGTTACTGACCAGGTCAATCATTTGGTCGACCTTCTGCATATACGTTTGAGCCTCGGGATTACTCAACATGGCAGAATCCTGTTCAGTCTCATAGACGATTGGTACAGAACTGACTACGGTACCGTTATCGTCAATCATCCGTAGATACATATTCTTACTCAGGCCAACTGCCACATACGCTTGTGTTGGCACGCTAATGTTGATAAAGCCTGACTGTGGATCTTCTGCGTGCCAGTCGTCACCGAATTCAAGCGTGTTGTCCTCTGCATCCTTACCCACGATTTGTGGATATAGAGCACCGTAATTATATGGAATAACGTTGTTCGCATTGTTCCCATCACTCTTGACTAACTGCAGGTTAACCGGCCGATGATTATCCCCTTGCCGACCGTTCAGTTGCCTGATGGCAACTTCTTGATTAGCACCGTTCAGATTGAGATTAACTTGTTCGTAAATCCCATTCCAAGCAGCGGTTACGACTCCCTTTGCATTAGTCGGATCAATATTTGGAATCATTTGTTGCCTCCTTTTCTCCATAAAAAATAGCCCTCAACAATGACTATTCGAATTGTTCAATTAAGTTAATATTCTGAGTTAAGGCTGCAATCATTGAATTGTAGTCTTCTTTACGTAGCATCAACGTTCTCGGTATTGGCACATTGACTAGTTGCAGTTGATGACCAATTTTGCGAATTACAGTTGCTACTCGCTCCAATAATTCAACAGACTGTTGCGAACCCTGAATAACCTGCAGCCGAAACTCACGACCTAATGTAGTCGCAGTAATTTGATCAACGTTTGCGCTGACATCCAAATCGGGATAAACCTTTTTGAGCTTGGTCAGGCATGTGGTTGTGAACTGGGCAATTTGGCTGAAATTAGTATTCAGCACATCTTTTAAATGCCAGATACTATCAACCGTTACTAGTTTGATTGGTGCCGTGTACGTGCTCAACAATTGTGGTGAGTTCGTAATCGTATACGTATGGCCATTTACTGTCACTTGATGATCAGCACCGCTAGTCCAACCAATTAGCTTGTGTTCAGTGTCTTCAATGTAATCTAAAACAAAGTCAGCAGCATCATTGCCAACGCTGATTCGCTGATTGAAGTAGTAGCCTTTCAGTTCATGCAGCCAATACTTCAGAGAAGTTGCGGCTGGGTAAGCGTTCCAATCATGATCGAAAATTGCGTAACTACCATTATCGTCCTGGTATTCATCCCAAAGACCGTAATGTAGTACAAATGGTACTTGCATATAGTCAAAAATGAACCACGCCCGTGCAAGCCAATCAGCCTGTTGATTAGCGTCCATCGTTGACCGATTGTAACTAAACTCCGTAATAACTAGTGGCAAAGTTGCGTTATCTGGCGTTGCCATTTCCTGCAGCAGAGACTCAGGTGAGTGTTGATAACCTGTAAAGCCGTCCTCTAGATAAGGATGCACAGAAACTGCATCACCAAAATTCATGAGTCCATCTTGAATCATCACATCCCATTCGTCTGCCCATTGACCCTTTTGCAAATCATAAGGGCCACGGAACAAATCCCCGTTTAAGAATATTGAACCAGGGTCGTATTGACGAACGTAGTTATACAAAACCTTGTCGACACTCAGCCAATCCTTAATCAAGGAATGATCATAGTACGATGACTTACCATACCAAAATCCTGGGTTATTTGCTTCGTTAGAGGCATCCCAAATCAGGTTGCGACCGGCTAAATGTTGCACATAACGCTTATTCCAATCGTCCATATCGTGGATATGATTAGGATAATCGACTGCATCACCATTCAGTGCTGCACCAGCACCTAATGTTGTACGGACTGCCATGCCTGCGTTCTGTGCCATGTCAAACGCACCATCAATAGCACCAACGTCATCATTAGCATTATCTGGACGTGAACCGATTGAGATTAGGCCAACGCCTAAATCTAAGGCCGCATCCAGCTGTTTTTTAAAGAAAACAGCGTTATAACCAGAATGATCGTATGGCCACAAGAACATACCGAATCGTTCATTGAAAGGTTTGCGACGAGCCAATACATAAGATTGATTAATCATTTACTGCCTCCTCACTCAAAAATGACACGTCGATATAGATTTGATCACCGTTACCAGGATGACCTGATGGTGTCCCAACAATAAGCTGTGTACCAGTAGAATCGAAGGCGACCACGAATGCTTTTCCCCAACCACTACGAGTTATGCTACCAACTACGTTTCCATATTGGCTAGTCAATGGTTTGGGAAGATTTGTAAACACGCCAGCTGTACTTGAAGAATAAGGCTCCATCTTCCTACCAGGCCTTACGGTTCCATGTAGGGTAATCAACTGTGCGTTGGGACCAAATTTTACTGTCTCGTACGTGAATGGGGCGCCTAGTGTAAAACCGTTTAGTGGAGTAAATGTGACTGACTGTGAATCAACAGTTGGCTTTCTATTAATATCGTTCCAATCCAGCAATGGTTCGATTTGATGGTACAAGAACGGTCCATTCAAATCAGGCTTTGGAATAGCCGCAATTGCGGTCTTAACATAATCAGTAGTTGCTAAATTATTAGGACGTCCTTCTAGCGTAAGCGTCCAGATATACTTTGAGGGGTCGGTACTTTGACCGGGCACATTATCCGAGTAGATTCCCATGTAGATAGGATGTGCTTCAGATGGTGCTGGTGACCATGGATGGGCTACCGTGCCTTTTTCAAGCATATAATTTTTAGCATATCCAATACCAGCATCAACATCATTATCATGCTGAGATTGTGAATTATCATCATTGTAATGTTTCAGATAAAATGACACACGTTTAGCATCTGTAACATTATTCGGAACAGTAAAAGTGAATACATTCCTTTGATATTCATTAGCCGTATATGGAATGGTACCCTTTACTGACCAACTCCAATTATCATTGTAGATGAATACCTGCAAAGGTTGTTTGTGGTTAGTAGCATTGGCATCAACTTTACCATACCAAGACATAGTATAAGTTTCGCCAGCTTCCAAGTGGTCAATAGTTAAACTTACATCACCAAATTTATAAGCCTTACCTTGTAACTCTACACTGCTGTTACTTATCAGATTCTGTCCGCCACCAACGTAGAATCCATCTTTACCATCAGCACTATTGGCGTATGCAATGTGAGTATAGCTAGTTTTACCTTCTTCGCCTTTGATTGCATCAGCTAAGTCTTTCTGATTAACCAAATCGTTAGGCATACCAAGAATAGCGTCCCATGCTGACCAAACAACTACCTTTTCGCCATCATCATTCTTTACCCAATAACGTTTATTAGTAATTGCTCTCACCGTCCATCTCGATTGAAATATGTGGTAACGCGCTTATATCGGCACGCTCAGCCTGAATATCTTTTACCTTGTCAGCCATGATGTTCAAACGCCGATGGCTGGCATTTTGTGTTTCCAAGAAGTTAGCCACCAAGTTGTTCAACGTAATCACAGTAGCCTTAGGACTAAACGGATACTCCTGTACCGCGACTGTTTCGATCATCGTCTGATAGTGCGCCGGAAGCACCTGCAACATCCACATCTCGCCAAGTTGCGGTGAGTCCTTATTATTCATGGTTGCTGTAATCGTTGTTGGCGGTTCACTTTGCATTTTTCCAAGTGCGTAAGTACGCATTGCATTAGGATCCGTAAAACGTTCATCAGAAATGTCGTCACCGTCACGTTGACCCCAGCGTTTAACACTATCATCGTCCTGCACCATGAATGGCGGAAAGGCTGGTGTTGAACCAGCATCCCCGTTGTCGTTCTGTTTGCCAGATACCATGACTGTGTTAACAAGGTTGGAACTGTCAACGGCCAACGATACCTCATTCGAGTTGTTCTGGTAGCGAATCGCCATTTGAGTATCATGCTTCCACGAATTCTCATCGTAAAAGTGAATCGTCCGGCCATCCGGCCAAACAGCATAAACATCAAAATCCGAAATCAACGTGCTGATGCCATCAATCACCGAACATTTACCAAAATCAGTAATCACTGTGTTGGCAAACGTTCCATGAATCTGATAATCAAAGCCCGTGTTCAGTCCGTCTAACAAAAAGGCCACAGCATCGTTCAAAGAGAACGTCACTGCACCTGCTTTCTGCTGTCGCTGTCGTCGGCCGTTCAGTTGGTAAAACACGTGTGTGGCCGTCACAGTTACCTCATGCGTGTCACCGTTCCAGTCGTCCGTCAATTGCTTGACGATAAACTCTTGATTGTTCCACCACACAGAATTCTCAATCTGTAGTAGCTCGAACCCAACGCTATTGTCGTCAAAGGCAACAAAGTCCAATTGATACTGGCTATTACGTTGCCGAGTAACTTGAAAGCTGTCCCAATCAAAACAGTCCAGAACATCCGTGTACTGGCGTTGGATGTCCTGAACCACAACTTTATCTCTAGTGATCATTGCAAATAAACAAAGGGAAAGGAAAATGTTATATCGGCATTGTTCAAGCCAGTAATTACAATGTCATTATTCCCTTTATTTAAGACGATGTGGCCGTAGTCTGTTTCTAAACTGTCGAGTTGACCGTTGAGAAACGCATGCACACCGTCTAAAACAAATTTATCCCCACTGTTCATCGAATGCGTGCATTTAAAAGACGTTCCATTTGTCTGATTTTTCATTTCAAACGTTCCGGATCCCTTCACTGTGATTTTCAAACTATGCCGTTGTCGGTACGGGTCAATATTCACATCAGAAGGGTTGAAAACAGTAAATTCATTGCTATTAAAGTGATACACAGGTAGCTGCTCAGGCAACTCCAATCCAATTTGTAAAGCGTCCGGACTAGTAGCAAATTCATCACTGTTAACCAGCGAATACCACATGCCAGATACGTTGTCAAATTGAACATCAATCGTTGCATCGTCTGTATGGTTCAGCGGCTGGACTTCAAAAGGTTTGACAACCACATAGGCAACCTTGCCTGGGCTAATGCTGTCACGTATCCGAATTGGCGTCCGAGAGCTTAACAGTGAGTAAACTTTTGCGGCCGTTAGTTTAAAGTCATGAATGTCTAGGCCACGTGCGAACAAGTGTAACGTGACAGTAGACGTGTTGTAAGTGACGTTCTGTAACAGCTGACCGTCACTACCAGCAGACTTCAAATAACTTGGTGTAATTTGTGGCGCAGAATTATCCATTCCGAGCACTCTCACAGAAGATAACTTATCGTGAATCTCAAATTCTGGTTCGCCTTGTTTCTTGATAAAGAATTTACCGTACACCAATTACACCTCCTGAACTAAATTCTGATTGTCTAATACCTGACCGCGTTTCTGCATGGTTGTCAGCAACGCGTCAAACGCGTTTGCTGTTCTACCCTGTGGCTGGTTCTGGTTTTGATAGGCAAAGCCAACTAACACGTTAAGTGCATCTTCAATTCGGCCAGCAATCTGCTCTAACCGAAATAAGTCATTGCGACCAAACGAACTGCTTCCGTTCATCCCATCACGTGCGGCCATTGTTGCCGCAGTCTTGCCAAGCAGTTCATAACCACGACTAGACTTAATCGTTGATAAAGGAATCATCATTTCGGCCATATTGTTTTCTCCTGCTTCAATAAATTGATGGGAAGAAATCAATCCACCATTGGCCATCATTCTATGACCGCTCGGACTCCAGCCACGACGTACGCCGATTGGTGCTAAATCACTACGCCAATTCGAATCGTTTAATACAGCCATTGTTTGGTCTAGTGCCGAATGAATATTATTGTGATTACCAACTTGATACGCCTTCCAAGTTCCCAATTTATACTGATACAGCCCAACTGGTAATCCGGTACCATCGTGGTCATCAACCCCACCACCCGTTGCAGGATTAACGCCTGATTCATCAAAAGCCTGCCAATATAATCGACTAATGTCATGATCAGAAAGGCTTTGGTGCATCAATTCTCCTGCATGTTCAGCAATTTCCTTGAATGCATCTTTCGACATAGCACCGGCTGGGGAATTAGTATCTTCATTTAACTTATCGAATAGTTTTTTGAACCACGATTCACCCGTCTTAATAATATAATGACCAGCTGGCTTTGCCATGTCTGCTACTAATTGACTTTGCACCTTAATTCCAGATGTGAATTTATCAAAAACGTTTGTAAGTTCGCCAACAGGATTTTTAAAGAACTTCTCAACTGCTTTTTCTTTATCACCTATCCATTTACCAACGTCATCGAATTTATCACCGATCCAACTAACCGCTGAATCAATACCCTTAATCCAACCAGAACCATTAGCAAACTTTTGAATACCCATCATGTTCATTACACGTTTTGTATCTTTGGCGTTTACAACTGCATCCCCAGCGTCGAGATGTGCCATTATATTCGTTCCTTGAATGATTCCGGCACGTCCGTCACGCTTAACAATCATTTCTTTATTGCCAGTTTCCGGCGAATCATGACCATCATTCAACAATGCAATTGTGTCTTCATTCAATCGACCGTTAGTCGTACCAGTTGCTAAACGCTTAATTGGCGAGATGGCTTTTTTGTCTCCACCTAAGAACGAAATAACGGAATCGATTCCATTGATCCCACCGTTAAGGAAGTCAATAACCCCATCAATACCGGATTTAGCAGCTGATTTAATGCCATCCCAAATACCACTAAAGAACGAGCTAACATCCGACCAAATGTTGTGCCATACCTTTTGAATTCCTGACAGTGTGCTACTAATCCAATCGGACAGCTTTCCGAAGACATCAGTAACCTTATTCCAGATAGCATCCACAGGCTTAGAAACCAAACTAACCATTAGGTTCCATGTGTTGCTAGTCCATTTTTGAATGTTATTCCAGATGTTACTGATATCTTTACCTAATGTGGTGAACGTTTTAGTGACACCACGCCAGATGCTCGTGGCGGCATTAGATACAAATTTGGTAATACCATCCCATGTTCGACTGGTGAGATTTTCCAGCCCTTTCCATGCGTTGGTGACAAACTTTACAACATCATTAACCGGTTTTGAAACAGCTCGACCGGTGGCTGCCCATTGACGCTCTGTGGTTTTAACGACAGTGCCCCATAGTTCACCAACAAACTTACCGATTTTACCGAAAACATTAGAAATAAACTTCCAAATTGCTTCAACAGGCTTGATGACAGCAGCTTGAATAACAGTCCAAGTCGCTTTTGTTACTTTAATCATTGCCTGCCAAACAACTTCCATTGGTTTTTGAATCTTTTTCCAGGCAGCGACTAATGTTGCAGCCAATAAAACAATCGGAGCTAAGGCAACAATCTTGATTCCTTCAAAAGCAATCTTTGTCGCCTTCTTCAATCCATCCCAAATGGCACCAACTACTTTACCAATTGGCTTCAAAGCATTAGCTATGGTACTAATAACGCTGTCTGCCCACTTCTTGAACCCCTTATTGTTGTCGTAGAGAAACTTAATACCACCAGCAATCGGGTTAACAATCAATAGTGCGACACCCTTCCAGTTCTTCTTGAACCAGTCAATCGCGCTGGCAAAGCCATCTTTTATGGCTTTGCCAGCCTTACCGGCTTCCTTGCCAAGTGATTGTTCCCAACCAAGCTTGCCAGTGAATAACTTTCCAATAGCATCAATAGACTTCTTGGCTACTTTTACCATGCCATCGAAGCCTTTTTTGAATTCTTTTCCGATTCCATTGATGAAATCACGGAACTTCTCGTTGTGCTTGTATAACTCAAAGAGAGCCACACCAACAGCTACTACTGCAGCAGCAATCGCAACAAATAGATTAGCCTTCATAGCAACGTTCAAAGCTTTCTGAGTAATAGCCGCTATTCCTTCTGCATCGCTAACCCCTTTTAATGCTGCAGTCACACCGCCTATACCCTTGGCAAGCCCTGTGATACCACTCATTAACTTGGCTGTAGCAAATGCTCCAATCAACGCGGCACCGACTGCCTTAACTGCCGTTTGATGTTTAGAAATTCCAGCAAGCAATCGATTCAGATTTTTAAGTGGATCGGTACTCTTATGCGCATTTCCAAATAGCAAACCAAATGCGTCGGCAATAGTATTGATTGTCCCAGCGACAGCAGACCATGCACCGGAAAATAGCATTTTGGTGATTTGTGCTAGGCTGCCAATAATTCCACCAATATCGGCTTGATGCTTTGATACATAACCGATTAATTTTGAAGCTTCATCAGCAATGTGCGCGATTCCTTGTGCTAATGAATCAACAGCACCTTTCATTGCTGGAGATTGCATAATATTAGCTAAATCGCCAAGTCCCGTAGTCTGAACACTAACAATCTTTTGTCCAAACTCTGACTTCATCGATGTCCAAGACCCTTTAATTTGATTAATAGCACCTTCAGAGGTCTTGTTAAGCTGTTTGAAGTTACCGTCTGCTTGATTTGAGGCTTTTTCACTTAAATCAAGTAACTCCTTACCGCTTAATTTCCCTGAAGCAACCATTTCATCAAAGGCTTTACGTGACATACCAGCAGCCTTAGCAAGCTCGTTACCCATATTTGGTGCTAGTTGCGTCAATCGCTTAAATTGTTGCGTGGAAACATTCGCACTACCGGACATTCGTCCTAATTGTTTGCCGACACGTGATAGCGAGTTTTCGCTTAATCCTGCCGCTGACTGCATCCCAACAATGGACTTTGTTAGTTGATCAGTGTCCTTAGCATTACCGGTCAGTCCATAGAATGACTTTTGCAACGCTCGAACACTGTCAACGCTGTAGCCTGTCTTGTTTCTTAGTTCTCCAACTTGGGTTTGCAACAACTGAACATCTTTTGCGGACAATCCCATCGTTTCCCAAGCACGACTAGCACGTTCTCCAGCCTGTGCCAATTGAATAGACTGCTTTGCAGTGTCTGTTAGACGGCTGGTCAATGCAGATACACCATTGGCAACTGCATTGCCCAGGAATGTAGCGCCGAAAACTGACCCAGTCTTCTTTCCTGCGTCTTCCGTCTTGTTCAGCTGACCAGTCAATCGTTGTGCACTTTGAGTGACGCGTCCAAACCAGCTATGCGGTTCACGACTGATGGTTGCATCAAGACTTTTAGCTTCGCCTTGTGCCTTCGCCATTCTGGCACCCAGTTCGTCAACGCGTACTGATTGCTTGGCGTAAGCATCAGATCCTTTACCGCTTTCGTTGGCAATGCGAGAAAGCTCACTTTCTTGCTTCGTGTAAAGCTCGCTCATTTTACTTAACGAACTGTGCAAAGCATCGGACTTGGCCTTCATTGCCTCCGACGCCTTTCCCTCAGCCGTTAAACGTGCAACAAACGATGCAGACACTGATTCAGTTCGCTTTAGTTCAGACTGTAAATCAGCAATTCCTGACTTGTAGTAGTTCATGGAGTTTTTTGCACGATCTAATTGACCTTGCATTGACCCCATTTTGACAGTTGCCTCATTAATTTGATTTGAGAGCTCAGTAAAACGGGTCGAACCTTCCTTTGTAGAAGTGTCTAACCCGCTTTGTTCTGTCTTTAATCGTGTTATAAAAGTCTGCTGCTGCTTTATTGATTCACTAAGTCCATCAAATCTAGCCTTAGCCGCGTCCAAATATTTTCCCGCAGACTTTAGTTCAACTTCTTGTGCCTTCCATCCGTTAGTTAACGACTTAACGGCCTCACGCAATTGTTTCATGGTTTCAATCGGTTGTGACCCGTCCATACTAATTCGGGTACCAATTGTGCCACTAGGTGTACCACCCGCCATTTAATCGCCTCCTAACGGTTAATCATTGCAACAGGGTCTTGCGGACGATTCTCTTCACTTCGTGCTGACATAATTTCATGCAGCTCGAAGTAGTCAATGTCGTCCCAATCCTTCGGTAAAACGTTCATGTCTTTTAACCCGACTTGTTCGTCGTAACGTAGTGCCTCATAAAAGTTTTGCATCTCCATGTTGCGACGATGCGGGCTTACTTTTTTGAATCTGCCGTGTCGATGGCTTTACCATCATCATCTTCGTTATTCAGAATGGCATTACTAATACGTCCCGTGAATTCAATAACTTCATCAAATTCCAACTCGTCCAATTTATTAGCCTGTGTTTTAGTCAGTTTTAAGATGTTAACAATGCATTCATACGGAACGGTAATAGCGTCTTCTAACGCTCCTAAAGTTTGTAAATCAGTTTTTTCAACGGGATCACTCGCATTAGCTAATGCCTTATTTGCTTTAACGACTAGCCGCATATTTTTATTTGTTGTTTTAACTACAATTGGTGCCTTGATACCGATAATTTTTGCATCGATTTTTACAGACATAATTTAAAATTCCTCCATAATTAGCCGCCCCGTTCGGTACTGTGTATTTGTTGGCGACAAAATGTTTACGACTATTTGTTACCAGTTCCACCTACACCAGCATCAGGTTTGACGTTAGCAACAGGGTGACTGCCTTCAGCTTGATCCGAAGGCTGAATAACATCAGCAGCCGTTTGAGGGAAGATATGATGTGCGAACTTGTCATAGTCGTAACCATTTTCTGCTTCCCAAAGAACTTCATATGGATCACCGGCATCAGACGCAATAGCCGTGTACGTGTAGGAATCTGTAGCACGTTGCTGTTGGTTATTGTTGGTTGCTTGGTTAGCATTTGCCAGAGCCATAACACCCATGAAGAAGCCAAAGTGAATACGGTTGCCGTCCCAATCGTGTGAATCCGTCATCAAGGCAACGTAAGGCAGTCGTGAACCAGCTTGCTTACGATATGATCCTGATTCTGAAATCTTGGTTAACCCTTGAACTAAGGCTTGTACTTCATGGGGAAGTGAGTTAGCAGCCAATGCAACAGTTGGTTCTGGATTACCGACAGAGACATCGGCAACTGCATCAGACCCGTAAATCTTTTGAATAGCTCCATCCATTCCCGAAAGGTTGGCTGTTGTTGCCCCGCGTGAGGTCAATAAATTAGCAATAAATACTCCGTTATATTTTGAATCAGTGGTTGGTAAACCACCTTTTTCAGTTGGAATAACTAAATTAGTCATTGGATCAATTAAAGCCAGTTTCCAACTGGATAAACCGATTGAACTTGCCATTTTGAATCTCCTTTTCCACTAAAAAGGCACCGCCTAAGCGATGCCTTTTAGATTTCGATCAAATTTTTGTGTGAAATGCATTGTTTTACTCAACTGCATAGTTTCCGGATCTAACGTATGACCAGGGCTATATATGCGGAACCAACCATTATTCATCATCAAATTCAGAATGCGACTCTCAAGGTCATCTGAATCTGCATCAGTTGAGTAGAAGATGTCAATTGAGACACCTTTTGTGATGGTGGTTGTTTGGTCTGAACCTGCATCATCATCAATTTCTGGAAGCTCGGTGATACGTAAGTCAGTGACTGACTTATCATCTGGAGCACTAGCAGGAATGTTGTTCGTATAGACGTTGTTGATTCCCTCAATTTTGGCTTCTTCAATTAGCTCTGCAACTTGGATTACTATCATCTACACTCACTCTCCTTTTAGTTCTCTATACTTTGCTTCTATGGCTGCCAACACACTGTTCTTCGAATCAGCTTCTGCTTCTTCTCTAAAGTGTGTTGGTACCATTTTTTTAGTGCCATCATTCAGAAACCGTGCAATATAAGCCTTGTTTGCCGTAAATCCAACGTCAGTGTTGCCTGCTTTGCCATCGACTGTTTTACCAGGATCAAAGACAATGGAATCACGTAAATGCTTATGTTGCCGACTAGCATCATATGGCGTGTGCTGCTCTAACGACTTAGCAAACACCTCTGCACCAGCACCAGTAATCTGTGCTTGCTCTTCTGGTGTGACCGTAGCGTCATTAGTTACTCGTTCCAGCCAGCCATTGAGTTGTTCTTCAAAATCATCACTCACGAGCTGTCACCCGTCTTAATGTGATCAAGTCAAATGACGATGGCCCTGGGTCTTCTTCAATGTTTAAATCAACAACTTCATATTCAAGACCGCTAATCTGTGCACGATTAAGCCTAGCCAATGCTGGATTATGATATACAAAAATGACCTTTGTTCCGGCTAAAGTTGTGCCAGACAAGGCCATTTCTTGTGATTGTGTTAATGTCCATGGACCGAACCAAACAGAAGTCACTTCGCTAAACGTTGGTACTGTTATTCCCTGTTTGTTCCGTTGTGACTTCACTGTCCCGAACTTCACCCGTTGCCTCATTCGACTTGGGTTCAGATTGCGTGCCATCAGCTCCACCACCCTTCAATGTGGCATATCTGCCTCTTAGCTGGCCAACAATGCTGTTAACAACTAGGTCGACAGTCACAACTGGAGTAGTAGTGATTGATGAACGGTTCTGGTAATAAGCACTTGCCTGTGCCAATATCGCCATTTGAAGCTCATCTTTGACGGTTACGTTCTGATAGAATGCATCGCCATCAGGCGCACCAATTGCGTTACACAAATTATACTTAGCAGCATCAAGATAGCCCTGTAGCAGGTCATCATCGTCACTAATGTCTAGTCGCAACGAGTTCTTCAACGTCGCTAAATCTGCCTGCATATTGCACCTCCTAGTCAGTCAGTTGCTCAATAACAGGCCCATCGAAGTCATCATTCGGACCATCATAACTGGTCAGCAATGCAATGCGGTCTGCTGTTTGTGCACCTGCATATGGTTGGAACGGGTAAGCATCACCAGCCCTGTATACGTGTAGGTCACCATTAGCATCAGCGCTTTTATCATTGCTGTCGGTAAAATCCTGAATCACTTTATATTGGGCCATTCGGATTACCTCCTACTAAGCCTTTGCTGGTGTACCAGTAGCTGGAACAACATCAGCGATTGCACTGAATGGTGCATATACAACTGAACCAGCGTCCCATAATTGAACATCGAAACGGTCGATTGCACGAAGCTTAGTCAAATCATGTTCAAATGAACCAGCGCCAATGTTGGTAGTCAATAAGCTCATCTGTTGCAAGTCGAATAAGTGAACAGCTTGTGACAAGTCACCGATATAAAGTGGGAAGTTTGAACCGTCATTTGGCAAGAAACGGTCATTAATCACTACTACATCCTTACCAGAAAGTTGTTTCTGTGATGGGTTAGTAATTGATGGCTGTAACAAGTAGTGGCCAAAATTATCCTTAACCTTATCTAATACAGCAAAGCCCGATTGGTTAGTGATAAATACGGAAGTTGCAAAGATAAGTGGGTCAATTTCCTTGTTGTAAATGTCCTTTAAAGCATCAACACTGGCAACAGTAGTCTTTTGAGCTGATGGAAGCTTTCCTAATTCAGTCAAAATAGCGCTGTTGCGAGTAATGACGTCCTTTTTAGCAACCCAGTTCGTAATATAAGCAAGCAATGATTCATCACTGTCACTCAAAAGTGAGTTCGTCAGTGTTGAGATACCTGCATAACGTTTGATGGCATATTTGATCTGCGTCAAAGTTGGGTCATCGTTGTCACCAATCAAGCCATCTTCTGCATCAATTAAGGCAAAAGGTGTGATTGTTTGGTCTGGTTCGATTACTCGTGTGCCAGTTGGTGCGCTAACATTTTCAGTTGTAACTAATGGTTCAAGACTTTGGAACGTCCGTTTGAGAGTGTTGATACTTGTTTGAATGTCTTGTGGAATGGTCAGACCAACGCCTTTTCCGTTGGCGTCTAAGTCAGACTTTAACTCGTCAACAATAGCTGAATCGCCACGAACCATGCCACGAAACTTGTTAACAAACGTACCCTTTTCATCAGCCTTAGGCTTAATTGGGTCAACATTGTTAGCACTGTTTGTGGGCTTGATTGTTTCTGCATCTTTGCGTGCGATGTCTAATTGTTCTTTCAACGAATCACGGCGTGCAACACTGTTATCACGCTTATTTTTCAAGTCTTCCACATCTTCCTTAGTTGACTTAGGGTCAATCAAGGCGGTGTTTATTTTGTTGTTCATTTCATCAACTGTTTGCCCGGCTTCAATCCAGGCATCATTGATTTCGTTAATTTTAAACATATGAATCTCCTTTTTATTCGTCTGCTAAAACAGCCAACTTACTAGCGAGTAAATCGTCAGTAGTTGGCTGTTCTTTGTCAGTATTTGGTTGTACTGGTTCTTTTGGTGTAGTTTCCTTTGCCAACAACGTCTTGAACTTTGCTAACGCCGCTTTACTTGGGATTGGTGAAACGCTGTTGTATACGACTGGTTTGTCGTTAAACATGATTTCATCTGCAAAGCCTTTGTCGACTGCGTCCTTAGCGCCAAGCCAGGTCTCCTTAGCCATCATGTTGAGCAGCTCACCTTGGCCAATGCCAGTTCGTTGCTCGTAAGCAGCCGCAATTGACTGATCAATGCCTTGTAACACACCCGCTTCATGGGTTAAGTCATCAGTGTTTCCTTGCAATACACTTTGAGCTTGATGAATCATGATCTGCGCGACCGGTGACATCTTCAGGTTGTTGGCTGCCATTGCAATTGTTGACGCTGCTGAAGCGGCCAGACCTGAAACAATGGCGGCCACATTTCCTGAATAATTTCGTAACGTGGTATAGATTTCGAATCCGGCAAATACATCGCCGCCACCTGAGTTAATGTCTAATTCAACGTCATCTCCGTCAGCTTCTTGCAATGCATCTGAGACTGCTTGTGGACTAACACATTGCATGTTGAAGTAGCTATAAAAGGCGGCTGTGTCTGAATCAACCACATCACCCTTGATTGGTATCTTCACTGTCATTATCATTGCCTCCTTTCGTAGTATTTGCCGTTGGGTCAACGTACTCCGGTGCACCCTCAGGCATGAATCCAATATTCTTCAACATATAAGTGGCTTGTTCGCCTGTGATGGCTTTGTTGTTTGCCAACGTGCCAATTACTCCAGCGAACGAAGTCCCGTTTGAATCGATGGCTGGGTTAATGTCAACCGTCACCTTAGCTATTAGCTTCTGGTTCAACTCTGCTTCAACAGAGCCTGCATAACGGCGTAATGCATTTGCATACATGCCTTGAATCATGGTCAATGAGCTTTGTTGGTCACCCTGACCGTTCAAGTAGCTGTCCGGAATGCCGTACACCTTGGCAATCTGCTTAGAAGTCCAGTCTGTTTGTGCTAATAACCTAGTAACATCAGTCGACACCTCAAGCGGTGTGTACTCGGTTAAGTCATCAAGCACTGCTGGTCCGTTAGACTGATCAACCTGTGCTGCAAAATCGTTCGACAGGCTAACCTTGTCATCTCGTCCGAGCAGTCCACCTTTAGTGATTTTGAGAATCCCGTTTGGCACAATTGCCTTGCCCAGAGCCTTGCGAGTCAAATCATTGGCCGAGTTCTTGATGTTTAGTTCTTCCTGCAATGCAGAAAGCGGTGAGATACCGGTCATGCCACCGTTTTTGCTCATCAATCGAAGATGAACCATGTCTGACTGGCTGACGTTACTCATCAATCCGATCTCTGGTTCGTCAAATGTTAGTGAATACAACAGTCCACCGCCATCGGCTAACTCATCAACCTGCACTTGGCTTGGCCGAAGATACTCGAATCGTTGCGGTATTCCGTTTTGATTGCGCCAGATATACGCATATGAGTTACCGTCAAGCAAAAGTTGAGCGAACATCGCCTGCCAGAATCCATGACGGTTGCTAGTGGCTGATGGATTGTCGATTAACGCTTGGTTTTGCGGACGATTGGCAATGATGTGAGCCGTTGTTAAGTCTGCTGACAGCTGGTAAACAGCCGAGTACACATCTGAGTTATGCAACGCCTTGTCTAACGGTAAGTAGCCGTTAGGACGCAAAAAGTTGATGATTGATGAATCGTTGATACTGACTGGCTGTGGCATAGTCGGTGCTAAGTTCATTGGTTTAAAAAGTGCCATGGCTATTTACCTCCAACAGTTTTCTCGTTGGATTTATCCATAACCAAACCCACAATAACCAGTAAGATTCCTGTTGTGAATCCACCCACCATCACTCCTAAACACACATAGGCGGTCACACACAGTAGAATAATTCCACACAAAAAAAGGACTGTTGGTGTGTACGCCGCAAGTCCTCCAAGTAGCTTATTTATTTGTCGAACCATTATCTTCCTCCTTATTTCAGAATCCGTATTGGCCACTGCGAATATAGTCCAGTACATCTTGTTCACTCATTCGCTCAACCTGTTTTGACGGGTCATTCACATCTGCAAAGTCTTCAAAGTGATACATAGCCTGATAAAACGCATCGATAATTGCGTCAACCACATCAATTTTGAGTGTGGCCTTGGCTTTGTCGACCTGAATGCCTATCTTGTCTTCGATTACTTGAGCATTCATCAAGGCTTGTTCCATGATTTTATCGTCTAGTCTAGACAGCGAGTTCTCAACAAATCCCGTTTGTAAGAACTTGGTTGGGTCTTTTAACTCGCTAGTACGCTGTCTGATAGGTTCAAGCGGCCATTCTGTGTTCAAATCAAGACGTTTAATCGCATTCGTTGCACCCCAGGCATCGTAACCAAAGAACACTACGTCCAATTCGTTATCAGTCACATAACCAACCAGCCATTGGTAGACCTGATCATCATTAATTAGTCCTTGTGGGTGGCTCGTAATCGTGCAACAGCCTTGTTTAGCCAGCTCACGGTAATCAATGCCATCTTGCTTTTCCTTGGCTTCAATTGAGCCAGCTTTTTGCCATGGAATAAATGAATGCTGTTCAATGTGCCATTTATTCTTTCCATGCTTATCCTGATACGGATAAACAAATGAGAACGCAGTGTTATCACTAAACATCGAGTAATCAAAGCCAATGTAGACTTGTCGGCCATGAATATTGAACTTGGGTATGACAGCCCGTTCAATGTCGGCCAGCTTGAGAAAACTGTTAGTAGCTTCTTGCAGCCACATATTCATGTTCTTGTTTTGAAAATCTGACAACGTGCCGCTCATTGCGTGTGAGTCACGTTCATCAATCAATCCTTTAAGCAGCTTTCCTGTTGGATCGTGTAAATCTAGTAACGGATTAGACTTGACCCACGTATCAGGTTCAAACGTTTCTTCTAAGCTGTCCTGTGACCACACAAGACAAAGATGTGAGTCATTAGCACGCTTAAAGTCTTGCTCCATAACTTGTTGTTCACGTTTCTGGTCTTCATGAAATGGCACAGATGGGTCAGGATAAGCAGTCGAAATCTGAATAAACTGATGGTTATCCACGTTTGTTTGGCCAGATGTGATTTTTGAAATCTTGTCTCGTGACTTAATCTCACCGATTTCATCAAAAACAGCTGTTCTGAAATGAAATGAATCGAACTGACCAGCTTCATGTGAGATGGCACGAACAATGTTATTAGGCTCACGCTCAATAATTTGGTCGGTCAGCAGTTTTAATTGCTTAGATTCAGCTAACTCCTTAAATGGGAACTCTGCGGTCAATTTTGACAGCATGTCATGAACATAGCCATATAGTTTGCCAGTCTGCTTGTAGTTAATTGATGCAACTAGTAAATCTTGGTTACGCAGGCCCATAGTCTCGATCAGTAGTGAATAACACATCACAATCGCAGCAAAGTAAGTCTTACCTTGTCCACGGGCAACAGAGACAATTGCATGGGTGAAGCGTTTCTGGTTCTGTTCATCACGCCAACCAAACAGTGAACACATAATCATGTTCTGCCAGCCCATTAGTTTCGTGGGCTTGCCAGTGTCAACGTTCGGACACAAGGCTGCAAACGACAGGATCTTATTAACCTCATCGAGGTCATAGTGGTACTTAAACTCACTAGCTTCTGCACGTTTCAAATCTTGAAGGTGACGGAAACAAGCCAACTTAATGAGGTACCCAGCCATCTGTCTTTTCTCTAAAACTGCAAACGCATATTGAGTACCAGGGTCGGTGTACTTTTTACGAACGTCCTTATAGTCTTCACGTCCAAACTCACCGAATACATCATGCGATTGTGTTAAATCAATCTCTCGCATCATTTAGCACCACCGCCAAACATCTTCATAAGTGCAGCTTGTGCGTCCTTATCTTTGTTGTCAGCATCATTGCTAGCCATCTTCATTGATGAACGTGCATTGAAGTTAAGCCCTAAATCATTGGCTAAGGATTTCAATTGACGTGACATCGAATCAACAACACTAACAGCAGGATTTTTGCCCATCCCCGATAGTTCACGCTTCATCTTACCATCGCCAGTGTCATACCATTTGTAAATTGGAAAAACGACACTGTGTTCATCAACAGCTTTGACCGCTTCACGGTAAATTGAATACTGTTTGCAAAAGAGTTCTAATTCTGTTGCATCGAGCTGCTTAATTAGATCACCCTTAGTCAGTTCGGAGACTAAAAAACGCCACATGCTTTTCGCAGTAGCGTCTAAATATCTTGGTGGATTTTGTTGAATATCTTTTAACCCTGATTGTGCGTTCTTAAAGTCATCAGCACGTTTTTGTTGATCTTTTCGGTCGCCTTTTTTAGCTTGCAATTTTGGTTTTCGACCTGCATTTTTCGAATTCATGTGGCGTCTCCTTTCCCAGATTTTGAAAACTTTTAATTTCTGCAATTTTTACGCAAGACGATGGTACTGTGCGTGCTCCTCTGTGACACAACACACGGGGGGGCTTAAAACTATTTGAATTGTCTTTTGGTGTAACTACATTCAAATAATTAAACGAGCTGTAATCGCCTGATAAACGTCTTTAAATCGATTCATTTAAAGCATGGCAAATCGTGAATATTTTTTATCATTGCCACTTGTTTCAACTGGTTGCCTTGTCCTGTGCCATAGTATGACTGCTCCCACTTAGTCTTGGCCTTATGACTAGCGAAGGTAGTTGTTGCTAGGTTGTTCACGTCATCCTTAAGCTCTGGTGCATACTCAATCGGTACGATGTGATCTACTAGGTTACCTTGCTTCACCTCGCCTTGGAGCAATGCGTACTGGTCAAGGTGGTTGTCTCTTGCCAAGACCTCAGCTCTTAATGACTGCCATTGCTTCGTATGATAGAAGCTGTCCTGTTCTGCCTTAACCTCATTGCGCTTACGTGTCACAAGATTGTAGTGCCGCTCGTAAGTCTTGCTATGCTGTGATGCGAACTGCTCACGCTTAGCAATGTACTCTGCTTCATGCTCAATGTGTTGTGGACAATAATGGTTAGGAAACATAGCCATAGCATGACAGCCCTGTTGTCTACACCTTCTAACCCTTGGCATAGTGCTTCACTGGCTTAGGCTGGTAGAACTTACGGAACCGTTGGTAGCCTTGCACTGCTCTCACATACTGTGATGGCAGCTCTGTGTATGGATCACCCTCACGGTAGTACATCTCTTCTCCACTACCATACAAGACTTCAATCTTATCTAAGTAGTTAGTTCCTGCTACTGTGTGGTAACAGCGTTGTCTATGTTTCATAATTCCCCCCCATGCAAAAAAGCGGCCAGTCACTATGACTAACCGCCTAACATTGCTCAACATCTTCAATACGAGATGAAGCGATCTTAAAGTATTCATCATCTAATTCCATGCCAATAAATGAGCGCTTAGTATTCACACATGCCACGCCAGTACTACCAGACCCCATACAGTTATCTAGTACGGTTTCATTTTCATTAGTATACGTTTTAATCAAGTATTCAAGTAGCGGAACTGGTTTCTGGGTTGGATGTGATATATTTCTAATTACATTGTTGAATTTAATTATGTCCCTTGGGTATCTGTCACCATCGCTTTTAGTGTCAGTGCTTTTTGAAGTAGAACTATAATTGCTTCCAGATCTGTTTTTTGTTGCTTTGTGATAGTAAGGGGATCCTTTTGTTTTTTGAGGGTTATATGTTGGCAAATGTTTGTAAAAAATTGTGATATTTTCCTTACAACGTAAAGGCATTTTGTTGGCGTTATAAAACCCGGTTGCCCTAGATTTTTCCCAGACAAAATCATATCTATACATTTTATCATTGCTAAGCCTCAAACGGCTGCTAAACGGTTCTTGCCCAAATAAAACAATAGCACCTTCATTTTTAATAATTCTTTCATACTGCTTCCACAGTGGTTCAAATGGGATTACAACATCCCACTTATTTGAGGTCGTCCCATATGGTAAGTCTGCCAGAATCATGTCAACACTTCCATCTGGTATATCTTTCATCAATTCTAGGCAATCGCCGTGTAGCAGGTTAATGTCCATAACGCTCCATCCCGATTTTCAACACCTATTAGTCTTCCGTGTATTGTTTGATATTGTCAACCCGTAAATCGCACCATTCATCATGTGTGCCGTCTACCTTGTAGATTGTGACGACTGGCATTGATCGATAGCCTAGCTTGCGGAACCGCTCGTATCGGATTTATTTCACGCTTCGCTTATCCGCCGTTTTGCTATCTCAAAGTATTTATCATCCAGTTCTATGCCGATGAAGTTTCGGTTTAGGTTCTTGCATGCCACTCCTGTTGTACCACTGCCCATTACATTATCTAGTACAGTATCACCTGCATTTGTGTATGTCTTTATTAGGTATTCAAATAATGCTACTGGTTTTTGGGTTGGGTGTAGTCCTTCGTAATCTTTTTTGAACTCCAATACATTTGAGTTATATTTCTTCCCGTTCTGTAAATTGAACGTTCTTTCAAATCTTTTATCTATTTTTTCCAATTCTGAAAAATCTTTAAATCCGTTCATTTTATTTATTTCAAAATTTGAAATTAATTCTTGGTAGGTTTTTTCAGTACACAATCCAAATTGAGAAGATTCTGTATAAAAACAGTGTTCAGCTCGTCTGTGTCCCAAAACTGAATTTATTTTGCTTAAATCAACGTCCGCAAATTCTAAAATCTTTTGGAAATATCCTCTCAATGGGTGTAAGTTTTGTTTGTCATATTTTTTTGAAAAAACATTTATATCTTCAAAATACGAAACTGGCGCTTTCTTAGCTATTAAAGCATTTGCAAAATGGTCTTTTTTCCATATCATGGGGTATAAAAAAATCAAATTTTCGCTTTTGAACATTCTCAAATGCGACGTGTATGGTTCCTGTGAAAACAAAATAGCGACACCATTCATGCGTAACAATCTCTCATATTCTGAAAAAAGTCTGCCTGTATCTATAACCTCGTCCCATTCTGTTGTTTGGTTTACCCAGCCATCTAACTTAGCATTTTTCATCGTTCCATATGGTAAGTCTGCCAGAATCATATCAACGCTTCCATCTGGTATATCTTTCATTAATTCAAGGCAATCACCTTGTAATAATTTTACGTCCATGTGTCCTCCCCAAGGCCAAATAAAAAAGCCACATGTTAATGTGACTTTAACTAGTTATGTAATGCCACAATGAAGTGGCCGTTTAATTTTAAATTAACTGCGCATTGGGTGTTCCTGCACCCTTACTGGTTAAGTTTGAAAGCGCACAATGTCACTGACCAGGATTCGAACCTGATAACCTTCCTCTTCGTCTTTTTGCTAACCGAGTCAGGTCAGTCCCCGTAGAGATACTCAACTGACTCGAACGTTACCATTCCACCACATCTCTAACGACTGGACTGTGTTATCGCCCACAGCCTCGCTAACGGTCAGATACAATGCCTCTGCCAGGCTAGTAAAGTGTCGTTCTACCTTACTACACCGAGAGGTGGAATCGAACCACCTAAGTAACCAACCTCGGCACCGGTTAACCAGTAATTGATTGATACCAATATAACCCCTGTAAACGGTCTGTGCTTACGCTCTTAGTCCAATAACCTTACGATTTTATGCCAATGTTTCCAGCTTCTCGAATATCTCACCTTGCTTGTAGCCTTCAGCGAACCTAAGCAAAGCTCTCCGCTTGTAGTAGGCATAGCGAGATGACTGATAGCCAACGTGTAACATGACTTCAATGTCACTATATTCAGATGGATCAACATAAAGGTCGTACAGTATTTGCTTAGACTTGTTGTCACAGAGTTCAATTGCCAACAGTATGTCACGCAATTCATTCTCTGCATCTAACCGCTTAGCCATTCGCTCTTCTGTATGATTGCTGTACGATGGCGACTTCGGCTGTGCATCGAATACTGGTGACTTCAGTTCTGACATTCTTCTTCCTGCTTGACGCATAAGCTGACCGCATTTGTTCAACTCACGTTTTGACGCTTCAATCACCGCATCCTCATTCACATTCTCCGCCATCCTTTGCTATAATGAGTTGTTGAGTTCATATAGCGATGGCTGTGTTCCCGTGATTGGGGATGCAGCTTTTTTTGTTTGGCTTAGCGTTTTGAAAAAGCTAAACCTCTTCATCCATTCCATCAAGTTCAGTCTGACCGTCAGCTTCATCAGTACTTAATTCTGTTTGTGCTGGCGTAATCCTTAGTTAGGCTCATCATCTTAGTTTCCAGTGAATCAGTAGGAATTTCAAAAGTAACCTTAGTCACATCATTTTTAGTTGGGTGAACATCAGTTAAAGCTCCGACAACTTCGAAACTATTATCCTTTAATTCATTAATCAT